ATGCTGAAATGAATAGTCTTCAACTTATATTCCCAGCATCTGCGCAGCTTCCTCATAACTTCTTCCTGCAAGAATATTAACTATTAATCTGTTGTTTCTTTCAATTGCGCTGTCTGCATGCTTCCTTGCCTCATCTTCTTTACGTTTTTCCTCTTGCACTTCTTCATAAATACGCTATAATATATAAGTCACATTTAAATATCGGCGTGTGGCTCAGTTTGGTAGAGCGCGTGGTTCGGGACTACGAGGCCGCAGGTTCAAATCCTGTCACGCCGACTTATAAAAAGCTCATGCAGATTGTAGTAATATACGAGCCATTGTAAACAACTGAATAAAGTATCGCACTATTAAAAAAATCCGGTGTATACACGGCAAAGAATATCCAGCCAGACAAGAATGAACATATAAATCTGCCTATAACTCCTATAATATATCCCTTCACAAGACCGTGTTTTGATTTAGAAAATATTCCTGACAACCCAAGTGCTCCAAAGCCTAATATATAATCAAGAAGCACCTGAGGAATATTCAGGATATATGGATCAAGTAATAACTGCAAAACTCCATATGCAATAGCTGCTGTCAGACCAGTCTTTATTCCATACCAGTATCCTATAAGCACTATGAATAACATACTGAACAGTGTTACAGAACCTCCCATTGGCAGTTTAATAACTTTAATCATGGAAGTCGCAACCGCAAGAGCTATAGCCATTGCTGCAAATGCAATATGTTTTACATTCAGTTTACTATTATTATCTCTTGCAAAACATCCTATAGTCATTAATAAGACACAGACAATTATTAATACCACATATCCTGAGCCTGTAAGACCATATGAAACGCTGCCATCATCAAGTATTTTATTAACTAAAAAATTCATAATCTTCCTTTCATTATCTCTCAATATTTTTATTCCGTAGCTCAACATAGTCTTGCT